TCGAAAGAAGAATGTGAACATATCATAAAAAAATTTGAGTCTAATCTCACACATCAGGTAAGAAATTACCATGAAAACCATCATTCTTTTAAACAGATAAACATCAATCACCACATTGATGTTTGGGGTAGAGAGTTTGAAGTTCTCTTTGGAACAATGCATGAGTATCTAAAAAGATACAAATCGGATCTCAATATTGATGATGAGTCTTGGCCAAATGAAATGTTGTATGAGCAGTTAAGAATAAAAAGATATTTACCAAATACTGAAGATGAATTTAAATTTCATGTTGATTCTAAAGATTATCTTTCAGCAAGAAGATTTTTAGCTTATTTTTGGTACTTGAATGACGTTAATGAGGGTGGCGAAACAGTATTTCAATTAAACAGGGAAGTTTCTCCTAGTATAAAAGTTCAACCTAAAACAGGAAAGTTATTGATGTTTCCTCCTTTATGGACACATCCACACCTTGCTTTGCCTCCTGTTAGTGGACCTAAGTACATTGTTGGAGGATACTTACATTACGTATAGGAGACAATCATGGGACTAACCATGTTTTTTCTGCTTACCTTTGGTAATGCAGTAAATATCTATTTTGTTGATAAAGCAATAAATGACAGAAACACATAAAAGAACCATAGCAAGAATGATCAGCTATAGAATTACAGCTTGGTTGTTCACTATATTTTACACTTACCTCTTTACAGGTAGTATAGCACAGGCCACAGGATTTGCTACGATACTACATATTCTGTTGAGCTTGGACTATTATATACATGAAAGGATTTGGTTAAAAATAAAATGGGGCAAAACCGATAAATAAATTATCACACTATTCATCTAGAAGTGGCAAAGGCGACGAAGAAACTAAGATACCGCTGGTCGGTAACGTAGGTGAGAATCCTACATAGTGTGTACCGTATTGTTGTATGAAGTTGACTGAAAGGTGTTCTGGACGGCGGTTCGATTCCGCCCAGCTCCACCAGAAGTGTTGTTTAGGGTGATATGTAAGAGTTTAACAAGACTCTAAGGATTGGAATTCCCGACCTGTGAACAGCAGGACACTTCTGATGGGGCTGACCTGGTTTCGACAGGGCAATGAGTAAAGAGATGGACAACACGGTAGGCGATGACCGTAAATCAAGCAAATCTATAAACGCAAATGATGAGCGTTTCGCACTAGCCGCTTAAGCTAGTTGGGGTTTTACCAGTTGTCCTTATTACCCAATCAACTGGTTTGAGATTAATTTTTAAATACTTTAGATCACTATGATACCATATAAATTTTTAGACATAGAAAACCATCTTGATATTACAAAACAACTTGAGTACCTAATGCTCAATGAGTTGTATTTGAATATTCGTCCTAACAATGATGTTCTTTTCACATTTCATCCAACACGACCAGGCCAAAGAAAGTATGATATATTAGAACATGGTTTACTTTGGAATTATTTGAATCATGAAGAAGTATTTGAAAGATGTCCTGATTTAAAAGCAGCATTAGATAAACTAGGCGTTGAAGTCATTTCATGCTCGGTGCTTGTTATAACAGCAGGAGATGGTTCTGGGTTTCGCCTAGGCCTTCATTCTGATGCATCTATAAGTAAAATAGATTACAGAATTAATTGGCCAATATATCAATGTTTACCTGGTACTACTACAACGATGTACAAGATGAAACCTGATGCGGTTAATCTTTTAACCACTGGAGAAACTCCATATAAACCACCAAGCCAAGATGTTGTTTCTAAGAATGAAACTGGTATCTATAGAATGTGTGATGTAGAATCTGAAATCACCTCTTTTGTATTTGATCGTCCTCTACTGTTCAAATATAACATTCCACATAGGGTATACGATACCGAACCTGGTATTCCATATCCAAGAATTTTACTTTCACTAGACTTCAATGACTGTGATATGGTAAGAGAGCTTTATCAGTAGATGATTATCATGATTTTCACTACTTGACAAATCCCATCTAGTCAATATATAATCTTAGTCGTAACATTTTGTTGCGACATTTTTAGGAGACTACTATGACTTGGATGACACCACAAGCAAACGATATGCGTTTTGGTTTTGAAATCACAATGTATATTGCGAATCGATAATTAGGAGATACTATGAGCGTCAAAGGAACTAAAACTGAATTGAATTTGAAAGAAGCATTTGCAGGTGAATCACAAGCAAATCGCCGTTATCTATATTTTGCAAACATGGCTGACATTGAAGGTTCACCAGAAGTTGCTGCGGTATTTCGTCACACAGCAGAAGGTGAAACTGGACATGCACACGGTCACATGGAATATTTGTTAAATGGTTCCGCTGGCGATCCTGCAACAGGTATGCAAGTAAATAATGTTGCAGAAGCACTTGAATCTGCCATTGAAGGTGAAACTCACGAATACACCGATATGTATCCAGGTATGGCTAAGACTGCCCGTGAAGAAGGCTTTGATGAAATTGCAGATTGGTTCGAAACACTTGCAAAAGCAGAACGTTCTCATGCAGGTAAGTTCAAGAAAACTCTTGAGGCTTACAAAGCTGGACAACTATAAATAGTATTATACACTGGGTTTTGGTGGCATCACCCAGGAGCAATCCTAAAAAACCACCACTTACACACAACACACAAGGAGAAAACTATGAGTAATCTTACACCTTTTGAAATTCGTCTTGAACTTTTAAGAATGGCGAAAGAACTTTTGTTAGAGGAATATCATTCTAACAAAGATCGACTTCAACAAGAATGGCATGTAAAGGTAGAGTCTGCAAAACTAAACGGACAACCAATACCTGATCATCCAGCATATCCAACATATCCCACAGAAAACGAAATTATTACCAAGGCACAGTCCTTGAACGGTTTTGTTTCAAACATCACAACAGAAAAGACTACTAGCAAAAAGTCTACCTGATCGGGACAAGAGAGGCTTCGGCCTCTCCCTAACTACTAAGGAGAAATAATGCTTAAAGATAAGTTCACAAATATTTTTAGCGGAATAAGTTTTTTAATTGTAGCAACACTATTATCTCTGTCCGTATTTGCATATACAATACCAGATCAAGTTGCAAATGAAATTGAACGAGAAACTAAACAAGTCATGGCAAAAGACGTTGAGTGTCTTGCCAACAATATCTACTACGAAGCAGGTAGAGAATCCTTTGAAGGAAAACTTGCCGTAGCACAGGTTACCATCAATAGAACAAAGTCAAACAGATATCCAAATACAATCTGTGGCGTTGTCTATCAAAAAGATAAAATCAATGGAAGAATGTTATGCCAATTTAGTTGGGTATGTGAAAAAGTTCACACAAATAAAAACCAATACCTATGGGAAGAAGCACAATACATTGCCAGAAAAGCATTGACAGAACCTATTGCTCATGCTAAAATAGCAGCACATAACGTAATGTATTTTCATGGAGCCTACATCAATCCTGGTTGGAAAAAGAGTGGTGTGGTAATGCAAATTGGTAATCATATATTTTATACTAGAACATAATGCCAACAAGAGAAGAAATAAAAACATTCAGTTTGATGATTGAAACTATGGCAGGAGAAATGAACTGTGACTTATTGGATGCAATTCTTCATCACTGTGAACAAACAGGTTTAGAGGTGGAGGTTGCATCCTCTCTTGTATCATCAGCACTCAAGTCAAAAATCAGAGAACAAGCCGAAAAGAACAATCAACTAAAGAAAATAAACAGACTACCTCTATGAGTGAAAATGGCGGATACGCCGTCTATATGATGTATCAGTCTTTAAGATTGCATTTTATATCTGACAGTTACGATTACTTCAAATATAACGGCAAAACAAATACAACAAAAGAATCTTTTCTTACTCACAAAAACAAATATTCTTTTTACAAATTATCCAGAAAATATTCATTAGAAGATTGTAGAGACTTTTTGGTATCTAACTTTGTTCGCCAAGACTTTCATTGGGTCGGTGAACTATTGACACCAGAAGCAGAAGATAATTACACAAATTGGTTAAAAACAAAACAGTCCTTGACATATACTTTTGAAAATGATATAACTTACTTGTTTGACCACCATAAAGATTTCATATCAGTCAAATCTGCATCACCAAAACTATATGACGAATTACTCAGACATAAAGTGACTTTAGAAACTGTCGTGATACTTAATGACTTGATGAACTTTTTACCAATGTGGGAGAAAAAAATTGATGATGATATAATATGGCCAACTTGGAAAAGAAAGATAAAAAAATATACGCCGTTCGTTGTTTATGATAAAATAAAATTTCGTGATATTGTGAGGAAATACTTATGAAAACACTATACTTGGATATGGATGGAGTGTTGGCTAACTTTGAAAAACGATTTGAAGAACTTTTTAATAAATCTGCTAATAGGTCTAGAGAATTAAAAGAATTCAATTCAGATTGGTCAACATTCATTGAAGGTGGTAACTTTGCAACACTTGAATGGTGGCCAGGTGCTCAAGAACTATTAGAGTTTGTTGATTCTATTCCTAACATCAATATTGAAATTCTAAGTTCAAGTGGTGGACCAAAATATCACAAAGAAGTAACAGAACAAAAACAGAAGTGGTTACAAGATCATGGCATCAAGTACAAGCAAAACATTATTCCAGGTAGCAGATTGAAAGGTACTTATGCCAGAGGTGCCAGTACCATTCTTGTTGATGATACTGACTATGTTATAGAAGGTTTCATTGACAATGGTGGTATCGGTATATTACATAGAGATTTAGGCAATACTAAGAGATTGATACTTGATGCTCTTGCAGTATGACTAAATACTATGATATAATGAGCTGTATGTGGACAAGTCGTTTATACTACGTTTATACTAGGAGATACTAATGGATTTTTCAAAACTCAAAAAGAGTTCGTCTAACCTTGACAAACTCACCAAAGCACTAGAAGCAGTCAACACTTCTTCCGATTCAAATTCCGATGACGATCATTACTGGAAACCTGAACTAGATAAGTCTGGTAATGGTTATGCAGTCATTCGTTTTCTTCCTGAACCACCACAAGATGAAGATGGACTCCCATGGGTCAAAATGTTCCGTCATGGCTTTCAAGGTCCTGGTGGTTGGCTGATTGATGATTGCCGTACTACACTCAATGAAAAGTGTCCTGTTTGTGAACACAATACACAATTGTGGAACTCAGGCATTGAAGCAAACAAAAAGATTGCCCGTGATCAAAAGCGTAAGCTAACTTATGTTTCAAACATCTATGTTGTTGAGGATCCTAA